AATTACTGCTTCTCTAATGATAATTTTTGGTAAATAATTTTTATTTAACAGAAATTAACTATGAAAAATATTTAACTAGAGATATATTAATAACTGATACATTCAGTTTAAGTAAAATTAATTAAATTTATAGTATTATGGACAATGTAAGACTGCCGATTAGAACAAGTCGGGAAGGTAACAAGATTACCAAGGTATGTGTAGAGGACATCTACAAGATGATTAATCGTATTGGTGCTGCTGAAGAGCGTAGTGCTAAGGAATGGAATGAAATTTGGGAGTCCTTAGATAAGGATGTTGAAGATGTTGATGGTAACGTCGTAAATGGATGTCTAGTTGTTGGTACTGGAATATCTCAACCTAACATTAAGGATGCATTTGATGAAACTGTTGGTAACAATATCGCTTTCATGAAGGCTAAACTTAATGCTAATTTCAAAAAGAGAAACATTCTGTATAAATTTTATAAAGCTGCTAGTATTACTTTAAATGCTGTTGCTGAGGAAATAAATAAGATTGATAATAAAATTTATATGGATTTAGAAGGTATTCGCAAACATAATCCAGAATATCTTAATCGTCTTGATGAATATGGATACGAATTAAATCTAGATGACTATGAAGTACAAGAAGAGGAAGCTTAATCTAGAAGCACGAATTAAAGCTTGGGAAGCACGTGGAGGCCAAAATAAAGAAAGTGGTCATATACACATGAAGCCCGGCTCACTTAATAAGTAACTATGAAAATCGTAGAACCTGATTTTATAATGGAACGTTCTGGATCTGATAGTGAAAAGTATGATCTTACTTTCATGAAAAGAGTAAAGAAACGAGATACAGGTAAATATGAGATTGAACCAGGTAATACTTTATATGGTTTAACACTTTCACATTGTTTAAATAAAATAGTACATAAAAGAACTGCTAAAAAGTGGGAAGAAGATAATGTTACATTAAAAGAATTTTTAGTAGAGTTTCAAAAAAATTATAAAGAAATTGTTAAACTTTGTAGAGAAACATTACCTGAAAAATTTGATACAGGAGAATGAAAGACAATAAAAAAACTATAATAATAATTATTATTATTGTTTTGTTGTTAATAGGATTTTATATAAAAGTTGCTGATTTCTCCACTCCAAAAATAGATGATGACAAATTTTACAAAAAAATTACTGAGTTAGAACTAAAGATTGACTCTTTAAATGATCAGAAAGACAGTATTAGAACTGTTATTGATTCTACTCATATTAAAATTATTACAAATGAGAAACATTATCAAGAAAGGGTTAATACTATTATCACTCAACCTGATTCCTTTAGTGAGTCATTCACAAGACAGTATATCCTTGAGTACGCAGCAAGTCACGGCTATCATATTCTTGGAACATCAGAAATTGAGTAATGAAAATCCTTTACTAAAACAACAAATTAAATCATTGGAAGAATTAAATGAACTTTATGTCAAAACAGATTCTATTCAAAAAGTAGAAATAAAAACTTATGATAATAAAGTTACGGAAAATTCTGAACAAATTAAAAAACTTAAAAAGAACCAAAAAAGAATCATTATAGGTTCTTCTATTGGTGGAATTCTTTTATTTATATTAGGTTTAATTTTATGACATATAATATTTATTACAGAACTATTGGTAAAACTCTCGGAGTTAAATATCGTTTTACAAGAAATTGTAATAGAGGAGAACAAGAAGCTCTTCGTATAGCTAAGAACGCTGTAACATCATTCTATTATAAGAATGAAGGAAAATATGGTTTGCCTTCATTTGATATTATTAGTAAAGAATCCAAGATTACAGGACGTTCTATAGAGGATTTATATGATGAGCACATAGAAGATATGTGTAGATGGTATGTAATTCCAACAGAACTTGATACCATTCCGTCCAATAAATTACGTTGGTAATGGATACCTTGACAATTCATTGTGAGCTTCTAGTAAAAGAAGCTGATATAATGAGTTATCAAACATTGGTATTTAAAAACCTAGACAAAGCTCCTTTTGGTTGCAACTATTGTATGGTTACAGTATGGCCTAATTGGGAATCTTATATTCCAGAAGTAGGTGATATTGGATATTTAACATATGATAGTGTGACAGGAGGAGTAGATACATATTATGATAGATCTGCTGATTCTATTGTAAAATATAATTTTACTAATTTAATATTTAATAAATTTGTAAAAGAACAAGATAATTCTAAAAAAGATATTATTATATGAAAGATTTATTAAATGAATAATGTATTAGGAGATGCCTTACAGAAGGCATTAAATGCTAAAAAGAACGACTTTTCATCTTTTGTCTGGAAAGGAGAAAAGAGAAAGGAAGGAGATAAATATGTTCAGGATTCTATTAGAATAGTCGATATGACTCCAGAACAACTTAAAAAATGTTATGAGCATTGTGAAAAGATGCTTCATAACGATGATCCCAAAAACCTTGGTAGATATAATGTATTAGATGAAGTAACGGAACAAATTAATAAATGTAATGTGGAGTTGCTTTTGAGGTATTTTGAGAACAGTTATCTAAAGGATGGAAGAAATGATATACGTAGAAAGTCTTTATGGTTAGCTTTGAGAGAGTTTAAAGCTAATAATCCAGAAATTGAAGACGGACCAATTACTAATATTACATCGGATCTTCCTTCTGAATTTGATGACATTAATATTTCAGAAGTAATGGATGGATGTTTAGATTGTCTTGGTGCTTTCAATAAGCAGCACTTGACAATGACCTTTATTACTAAGATGGGATTATGGTTTAGTAAGGCTGAAGAAAATGAACTTAAAGGTAATTCTAATGCAGAAAGATTAAAGATTGCTAAAGAGAAGTTACATCTTCCAGAGAAACTAAACCTCAAATTTAGTGAAAAAGGTTTATCCTATCATGAAATGAGAGCTATTCTTATCTTACCTAAAAAGCAGAAGTATTCTGATATGACTACAGAACAACTTACTACTTTAAGAAATAAGGTATTGTTAAGATTCCAACGTGAAGTTGATGGTCATATTTATAGCTGGAGAAAACTTCAAAAGCAAATCGAACTTGTTGCTAAAAATAAGGGAGTAAACTTAAATGACTAAAAAAGAATTAATAGAGATGCTTTCCGATGTTCCAGATAATTCTCCTATTTGTATCACTGAACAACAGCCCTATATATTAGGTAATAATCCTTACAGAATTGATATAAAAGGATTTTATGAAAATAAAGGTGTTTACGTTTTAACAGGATTAAACGTAAGACCTTATACATTAGAAAAGCATGACTAGAACTGAACGACAACGAGAATCTGTAAAGAAATGGTTAGCTCTCAAAGGTAAAGGAACTATTGTAGGAAGTACAGGATATGGCAAAACAAGATGTGCTTTAACAGCAATTAAGGCTTTATTAAAGAAATATCCTCAATTTAGGATTCTTGTTGTCGTTCCAACTGAGGCTTTAAAAGTTCAATGGTTAGGTCATATAGACGAATGGGGATTCCAGTTTAATGTAGAAGTAGTTATTATTAATACTTGTATTAAACATTCTTGGATGTGTGATATGTTAATAATAGATGAAATACATAGAACTGGAGCTGACGAATTTAGTAAAGTATTTCAACAAGTAAAATACAAATTAATTTTAGGACTGACAGCAACTATTGAAAGACTTGACGGTAAACACGCTCTTATACAGAAATATTGTCCAGTAGCTGATGAAGTTTCTACAATAGAATGTTTAGTAAATGGATGGATTTCTCAATATAAGGAATATCAGGTTCTTATTGATGTTGATAACATTGATTATTATAAATCTCTACATACAGAATGGTTAAAACATTTTGAATTTTTCCAATTTGATTTTGGTTTAGCAATGTCAATGGTTAGAAAAGGAGAAGGTTGGAAAAATAAATTAAAATATAGAGATGAATTATATAAAGGTAATGATGAAAATATGAAGAAACAAATTCTTCAATCTATTAATTATCATTCAGCAGAATTTATGAGAACTATGACTGCTAGAAAGTCTTTTATATATAATCATCCAAGAAAAGTAGAGGTTGCTAGAAAAATAATAGAAGCTAAACAAGGTTCTAAAATTATAACTTTTAGTAATAGTGTCGAAATAGCAGAAAGTATAGAAGGAGGTCAAAATGTTTATACAGGTAAAACTTCAAAAAAGAAAGGAAGAGTAATGTTAGAAGATTTTATAACTGGAAATATAACTACATTACATTCTTGTAAAAAACTTGATGAAGGTTTTGATTGTCCTGATGCTTCTGTAGCTATAATTTTAGGATTTGACAGTTCTGAAACAAAATCTACTCAAAGAAGAGGACGTGTTGTTCGTAAATTTGAAGACAAAGTAGCTGAAATATTTTACATAGTTCTAAATAATACACAAGAAACTAAATGGTTTAAAGATTCTCATTCTAAAACTGATAACTATATAACCATTGATGAAAAAGGTTTAGATCAAGTACTTAGGGGAGAAATTCCTACTACTACTGTTCAAAAACCTAGAGAACTAATGTTTAGATTTTAATTAACCTACTATGACTCCTAATGAGTATTTAGAACTCCAAACAATGCTCTTAATAGAAAATAGAAGTTATTGTTCTGATGATAAAGGACAATTTTATGAATATTTAAATGAGCGTTATGATTTGGATAAGTTTAATGAAAGATACATACAACTATTAGATAAATTTCTTAACAAATATGCATTGAATAACACAGAGAAATCTGAAGAACACGATTAGCAGCTAATAAGTGTATTATGCTGTGAAATATTTAAATCATAACATTGATAATGAATTAATTTTAATGAGAGATTATAAATTAAATCCAACAGAATTATTTGTTATCAAGGTTATATTATTAGCCCAAGATGGAGATTATATATATCTCCAACAATTTAATGAAATTTTTAATGGACAATTAAGATTAATATTAGAATCTATTCAATCTAAAGGAGTTATTGTTAAAGCATATAAAATTCCAAAGGAAGGAACTCTGTTTATTCCGGAAGATGTTCAATTTAATCAGAACTTTCTCAAGAAATATTATAGAAGTGCATATGAAATGGGAGAGGAATTATTTTATACTTATCCACAATCTTGTGTAGTAAATGGTCAAGTATTTAATTTAAGAAGCGTTAGTCATAAGTTTAATTCTTTAGAAGATGCTTTTGCTAAATACACCAAACAGATTAAAAATAATCCAGAAATTCACCAAGAGATTCTTGAAAATATCAAATGGGGAATTGAAAATGGATATAATTTTACTACACTTGATAGATTTATTGTAGATAGAGCATATGAAGCTTTAAAGGCTTTTAAAGAAGGTAATTCCATTAATATTAATCTTGAAGCCACACAATTAATATGAAAAAATATTTAGTAAGATTTACTACTAAAAGTGGTGATTATGATAAAGAATGGTGTTATGCTAATTCAGAAGAAGAGGCTGCTCAGAATATTCAAGATGAACATTGGAATATAGTACATATTGACATGGTTAGTGAACTATGACAATAACTGAAGCACTTCTTAAAGAGGTGGATTCAGGTAGAGAGGGAAAAGCTCAAGGTTATTCTATGGGATTACCTAAAACAGAATCTATAATTGATGGAGTAACTAAAAGAACTATGACTGTGCTAGCTTCTGGTACTGGTCAAGGAAAATCCTCGTTTGTTTTATATTCTTATGTATATCGCCCATTAATGGAACATCTTGATGATGATAACTTTTATGTTTCCTATTTTAGTTTAGAAATGCCTGCAACTATTATATTTGGAAAATTACTTTCCACATATATATTTGAAAAATATCATAAAGAATTGACTATTACTGAAATTCTTTCTAGAAAGAAAGGATATATCTTAAATGATGAAAATTATCAGATAATTTTAGATTCTCTTGAATGGCTTAATAAAATTGAAAAGAAAATTCATGTTTATGATAAATCTTTAAATGCTGACAAACTATATGCAATATTAATGCAGAAACTTGAAAAGTTTGGAACTTTTGAAGAATTAGAAAACAGAAAAGTATATTATCCTGATAATCCTGATATGCTGTATGAAGTAGTAATAGACCATGCCGGACTTTTGAAACCTTCTAATGGAAGAAATAAAAAAGGAGAAATGGATACAGCTACTGCATATTTAGTAACTTTAAGAAATATGTGTGGAATATCTCCAACTATTATTCAGCAAATTAATAGAGATCAAAGTAATATTGAAAGATTTAAAGCAGGTAGAACTGGAATTCAATTATCTGATTTAAAAGAAACTGGAGATATTGCTGATGCTGCTGAAGTAATTATGGCTCTTTATGGTCCTAATAGAGATAAACTTAATACTTATCGAGGATATGATATAAAGAAATTAGGAGATCACATTAGAATTATTCAATTCTTAAAAACAAGATTTGGTAGTTCAGATGTAGAAGTTGCTGTTAATTATCATGGAGGAATTAATGTTTGGGCAGAATTACCTTTACCTAATGATATTTATGACTATGATAAATACATAACACCAGATTATTTACTAAAAAATAAAGAAGATGAAGATGAAATAGAAATTAAAGAAGATAATACTACAAATAATAAATTTAAATTGATGATTTAATATGGCTTGTGAAACTCTGTGTATTTACGGAGAATCAGGTACTGGAAAAAGTACAAGTTTAAGGAATATGAATCCTGAAACTACTTTTATTATCAGTACAACTGGTAAACCTCTCCCATTTAGAGCTTGGAAGAGTAAATATAAGAAATTTACCATTAATAAAGAAACAAAGGAAATTTCTGGTAATTATTTTGTTCATTCTAATTGGGAACAAATTCTTAAGATTCTAAAGATTATTAACACTAAAATGCCTCATATTAAAACTGTTGTTCTTGATGATATGCAGTATATATTGAGTTATGAATTTGTTGATAGAGCTACGGAAACTGGTTATACTAAGTTTAGTGAATTAGCTCAGCATCTCATGGAAATCTTAAGATATTCAGAACAAATGCGTGAAGACTGTACTATGTGTTTCTTAACTCATAGTGAGAATGTTGGAACGGAAATTGATCCTAAATATGTTATTAAAACTGTTGGAAAGCTTTTGGCAGAAAAAGTAACTCTTGAGGGTCTATTTACTTATATCTTCTGTACCAAAGTAGAAGAAGGAGATGATGGTAAGATGCAATATAAACTAATTACTAATAATGATGGTAAGTGTCTTGCTAAAACTCCTATGGATATGTTTAAAGATATGGAAATTGATAATGACTTAAATGAAATTCTTAAAGTCATTAGAGAATATAATGGTGAAGAGGAAGAAGAATTATAATGGAATTAGAAATTCAATCAGCTAAACTTATTCTGTCTATTGTTGATAAAGAGACAGGAGAAATTATTACTAGAGAGGCTACTCTAGGAGATTTTAAGGAAGTTAAGAAATCTGCTTCTACTACTACAAGAACACGTAAACCAAAGGATGATGGAGATCCTAATCCTAAAGCAACTTTATTAGAGGGTAAGATTCAGTTGAATAATGCTGCAATGGAATTAACTGGATGGGAAGCTGAAATGAAGATTGATATTCGTTTCAACAAAGAAGGTAAGAAAATAACTCCTATTCTGCTTGAAGATTTATCTAAAGGTAATAGATTAACTAAGACTAATACTATTAGTTGTAGAGGTTCTAAACACGATAATCTTGCTGAATATGGAACTGTATTTGATGTAGTTCCTTATGAAGGTAAGGATGGTTGGTTTAAGCTTGTAGGTGATGCTCCTGAAAAAGAAGACGATACTGTAGATATTCCTGATGAAATAGCTAATCCTTCTGATGAAGATTTAGATGTTGATGAAGATGGAGTAGAAGCAGCAGATATTAGTTTTGATCTCGATATTGACGACTAATATAGATACTTATGATGGTACTATATAATGTACTAAATTTTAAAATGTATTAATGAATATGGCAAATTTTAGTTTTAATGGTTTAAATGAAACTTCTTTCACAAACAATGGTCCTCAGTACCTTCGTCCTTATGATATTTATGAGGTAAATCTTACAAAGATTGAACAAACTTCTTTGAAAGGTAAGGATGGCACAGAATATCCTGTAATTGCTATTGAATTTACAGGTTGTGGAGATCAAACAGGTGTATATAATCATAATCTGTTTATTCCTACTAAAGATTCTGATTTCGAGAGAAGAACTAATGAAACCAGTGGAGCTAAGTATCCTTCTGCTTTCGAGCAATTCCAGTATACCCTTATGCAGTTAACTGAAGTAGTTAATCCTAAGGGTGCTGCTAAGATTAAAGAGAATGCTTCTAAGTTAAAGAGTATGGAGCAGTTTGTAGATCTTATCATCAAAGCTCTTTCTGGAAAGACTGATGTTAAGTTCTTCCTAAAGCTTGTTGGTCGTACTACAAATAACCAGACATTCTCAACCCTTCCTAGTTCTTGTGTATTAGGTAAGGACGCTAAACCAGATACAAAGCCTTCTGCTTTGAACTTTGTTTCTCTTGATAAGAAACTTCTTAATTGGAGTAATTATGAGTTAACTCAAATGAAGAAGTATCAAGAGGCTAAGCCTACAGCTATGAAGGATAATAACGATGATAATCCTGATACTGCCGATGCTGAAGTTGATTTAGACATTGATTTAGACGAATAATATAGATTATAAGATTCTTGTTTAGAAAATTTAAATTATCAATTATGTATTTTTCAGCATTAGAACCAGAAATAACTAAGGAATTTATATTTTCTAAAATAAATCAGGAATCTATAATGCAATTCTATACTGGAATAGATGTAACTAGCAAAAAGTTACATCTATCTCCATTTAGAAATGATCATAAAGTTACTTGTGCCTTATATAAATCTAAATCTAATATATTATATTTACATGATTTTGCTACCAATGAACACATAAATTGTTTTCAGGTAGTAATGAAGAAATATGGTGTAAACTATTATGAAGCATTACAAATAATAGCTAGAGATTTTAGATTAATTGGAGGTTCTAATAGTAATTTGAAAGAAGCACCAAAACTTGTTCAGCCCTTAAAAGAAACTGAGAAAACTAGAATACAGGTTCAAATAAAGGATTATACAGAACAAGAATTAGAATGGTGGAAATCTTTTGGTATTTCTAAAAAGCTACTAAAAAAGTATCATATATATTCTTTACAACACGTTTTTCTTAACGGAGCATTGAAATTTACTTCTGATGAAAAAAGTCCTATTTATGGATATTATTTTGGTAAAGATAAAAATGGTATTGAAAAATGGAAAATATATTTTCCTCTAAAAACAGAATATAGATTTTTAAATAATCTTTCTAAAAAAGTTCTTCAAGGTTATCATCAATTACCAAAGACTGGGGATTTGTTAGTTATTACAAAATCTATGAAAGATGTAGTAGCTCTTTATGGTTTTGGAATAGCAGCGGTAAGTCCTAATAGTGAAACTTTATTTATTGAAGATAAGAAACTAGAAGAGTTCAAACAAAGGTTTAAACATATATTAGTATTATATGATAATGATAGACCTGGAAAACATAATATGTGGCTTATTCGTAAGCAACATCCAGAATTAAATTATTTTTATTTACCTTTCTATTTATCTAAAGATTTTACTGATTCTATTAAATTAGTAGGAGTAGATAATATGAAAGAGTATGTTGATGATTTTTTTAAAGAGTATAAATTAAAATGAAAGTATATTTAGCTAAAGATTGGACTGGTTCTCATGTATTTGCAGAACCTCCAAAACTTATGAAATGTGGAGGTATGCCAGACATTTGGTCTGGTAATAAATTAAATATATTTGATATTACAGCCTCTTTTGCAGAAGATGAAATACCAAGAGGTCAATATATTGAAAGACATATATTTTGGTCTATAGTTCATGTTATAAAATGACTAAGCAAGAACTTTTTAAAATTATTGAAAAAGGATTAGAGTCCTGTGAATATAATTACAGTGTAGAAGATATTTGGTATAAGATAATTGGAGTTTATCTTAGAGAAACAAGTAATAGTAAATACGATGGCAAAAGCTAAATAGTTAAATACTGGTGTAAAAATAACTGATAAAGGTGGAAATACTTATGTTTATGATTCTATAGAAAAAGCATCTGAAATGACTACTTTATCAGTTCAAACATTAAAAATAAGGGCTAATAAAAATAGTATTCCTAAAGATGGAATACAAGTGGAGTGGTTAGATCCACATACAAAAAAACATTATACTGCTAAGAGATCTAAGCAAAAAGGTTCACAACTTGAGCTAGATGTTATTCATAAACTAAATGATATGGGTTATCATACAGTAAGTAGCCGGTCAAATAGTAAAATGTTGGATAATTCCAAAGTAGATATAGATGATTTAGATGGTAATTTACCTTGTTATATTCAATGTAAAGCAACACAAACAGTTCCTTCATATTTTAAAATAGAAGAGGAATGTCCTCTAAAGGATAAACCTTTTGTTGTTATTTGGAAAAAACAAGATAAAGAAGGTGGAAATAGTCCAGGAACACTTGCATTAGTTCCTGTTGAGATATTATATGATTATTTAAAATTAAAATTGCAATGAAAAAAGTTTCATAGTTATTATTAACTTTACTATTGTTTTCATGTTCTCCTAAAGTTATAGATTTATCTGGAGGATAGATGATTAACTAGATGAATGGAAAATATTCTATTGCCTAGTTAGATTCTATGTGTATATAGGATTTTTTACCCTATATAGATAAATGGGATAAATTATATCTTAAAGAAGAAGAAACACAAGATAGAATTACTATTTATGTATGTTCAAAAAATAATGCAACATATAAAGTTGAAAAGATAAATAATGATAGCGTTAAAATAATTAAAAGAGTAATTAAGTAATGAACTTTGGATTTGTACAGTCGAAAATTGATGGAACCGAATATATGTTTCTATCTAATGATGGTTCCATCCCCGATAAAATAAGTTATGTTGATTGTTTACCTGAAGTATTAAACCAAGGAAATAATCCTGTTTGTGTACCATGTTCAATATCTGCATATGTTAATTGGATTATAAATATGGAAACAGGAAACAGTGAATATGAAAACGGACTAAATTGTTCAGATATTTTTAAACATAGAACAAATTCAAGTAATGATGGAATGTCATTTAAAGATGCTTTACATTATTTAAAACATAACGATGCTATCATAAAATCTGGAAATAGGAGAATTGTACATAAATATGCTAGAATAGGTTCAGAATTAGCTCTAAAACAAGCTATTGTAGCTAATGGACCGTGTATAGGAGGATTGCCTGTATATAATTCTTATACAAAAAATTTCTGGGATAAAAGTAAAGGTTCTTTTGAAGGAGGACATGCTATAGCAATAGTAGGTTATAATAAAGACGGATTTATTATAAGAAATTCTTGGGGTAAGCATTATGGACAGGATGGATATAGTATATTACCCTATGAAGATTTTGATAAGTTCTATGAACTTTGGACAATTATTGAATAATAAAATATGAATAAGTATTTATGGGCAGAATGTCCTATAGATGTTTGGCCAGTAATTAAAACTCTTGTTGCACGATCCTATAATGATGCTGTTGAAAAGTTAATCATTAAATATGGTGAAGAATTTGATGATGATACTATTTTAAACACTATAGAAAATTGGGATCAATTAAGGGAATATCTGAATGATAAGTTCGATATTGCATTGTCAGATTTAGAAGAAATTGATGAATTATGAAAAGAGAAACTTATATTAAAAGGTTAATTACTTCATATAATAATTTATCTGAAGAAGAGAAAGAAACGTTTAGATTAGAAACTAATTTAGTAAAGAATGATTAAACGTTTACAAATAGGTTGTGATTTAGATGATACTATATTCGGATTTTCTAAAGGATATATCAACCGATTTAAAAGATGGCCTAAATATGATTGGGCTGTTACAAGAAATGTAGAACATATACTTTCCAAAGAGAGAGATTTTTGGGTAAATTTACCAGTAATAAGAAGACCTGATTTTGATCCTAAACTATATTGTAGTTCTAGGGTAAATAAAAAATGTTGGACTAAAAAGGCAATCCAAATAAATGATTTACCTAACAGTCCGTTGTATCAGGTACCAGGATATAGAATTCCTAAATCTCGATATATTAAAGGAAGAGTAGATGTTTTTATCGAAGATTCACCCCATCAATGGATCAATTTAAATTTAGCTGGTATTCCATGCTTATTAATTGATGGAGATAATAATAAAGAATATGGTCCTTTTCTAAAAATATATTCATTAAGCTATGATGAAATAGAAGATGTTTATTATTTAGCAAAGGAAATGGGAATATTCAAAGAATTTAGTAAATATATATGACACTTGATAATGAGTTAATTAAAAAAATAAAAGTAACTCCAATACTAGATTCTTTAAGATTAGAAGATATTGATGATTCTGTATACTTTAGTGAGAAATATAGTGATTATATTTCTAATAGTAGATTAGGAAAGCTTGTTACTGATGGAGCTGAAAGTTTCTTTGATGGATTAAAAAATGATTATTCTGCATCCTTTGAAACTGGTAGTCTTATACATCAAATAGTTTTACAAGGTGATAAATATCAAGTAATTGATGGTGTATTTAAACCTACTGCTAAAGCCGGATTAATGGCAGAATCTTTATATAAATCTAATGGAAAAACACCAACAGATAATGAAATAAAAGCTAAGTCTTATGAAATAGGCTATTATAAAGATAAACTTTCTGATAATATAATAAAGAAGTTTAGAGAAAAAGCCGAACCTTATTGGAGAGATAGGTTTATTTATGAACAAAATAATCCTATTAAAGAAGGAGATAAGGAAAGAATATATACTGATGAAAAGAATTTTGAATTATTAAATAATTGTTTAAAAACATTAAATGCAAATAAAGATATTCAAAAGTTACTCAATCCTTCTAATCCTTTATCTGATCCAATTATCGGTAATGAGAAGACTATTTTGTTGGATATATGGATGGAAGTACCAGGATATGAAAAAAGACAATATAAGTTAAAAGCTAAATTAGATAACTTTAGTATAGATACAGAAGATAATATTCTTACAGTTAATGATTTGAAAACTACATCAAGACCTGTAGCAATATTTGATCCAACTTACTATAGTTATCAAAGAGAAATAGCTTTCTATTCATGGTTACTTAAATTAATTGCTAAGAAATATTATAATGTTGAACAAGCAATGACTAAAGGTAATTTCTTAGTGGTTTCTACTATTCCAGAATACGAAACTCGTGTATATCCTATGACTTCTAAATTATTCTTGTCAGGGTGGAAGGAAGCTTTGTATTTATTAAAAACTGTAGCTTATTTAAATGTAGTAAAAGGATTTGAATTCAAATGAAATATAAAGAATTAGAAAATTTATACAGAGATGTATTTAGTATAGGTTATTTAAATCCTAAACCTACTTCCACTATGACTTCTTTTGAAAGGAAGCTGGAATTAATTTCATTAATCTGTTATGTAACACATAAGATGAAATTAAAAAATCCTGATACAACTTATTATCAAGTGGTAATGAAATTATCTGATAAATTAGGTTTACCCGATAAGTTCATAATTGGATTAAGTATTGTTTGTAAGGATTTCGCATATTCTTGTTCTGAATTTCCAACTTTTGGATTAAAAGGACAAGATATTATTAAAGAAATAAGGGGAATTTTAAGTTCTTATCTTCCCTTTTAACAAATGTTAAAAAATTAATTTTAACATTCATTAACTATGATTACTCATAGTTGATGATAAATTTAATATGTTCCTCTTCGGGGGAAAAGATGTTTCCATTTTAGTAGATAGTTATGACGGATTAAATCCGAATGAATTGATGTAAATTTTATTAACTATTATGGAAAATAACGTATTTTTCACAAAATTTGAGACTATTGGTCAGACCAAAGATGAAGCAATGAAGAACTCTAAGCTTAACCTTCGTGTAGATGCTACTCAGGCTTATAAGAAATGGGCTAAGGAGAATGTAACTAATGAAGATAATGTTAAGGAGTGGATGGTAGAATATCTGAAGAAGAAGAAGTTTAATATGCCTAATGATGGTGCATATATCGTTCTTCAGTCAGCTGTTCTTGATTCGAGAGAGCGTCCTTATAAGGTAGAAAAGCCTAAGTATGAGGCTCGTACACATACTCCAGTAAGAGTGTATGTAGGTCGTGCTCAAGATACTGGTGAGGAAATCTTCACTGAGAAGACTTCTAAGGCTGCTGAACAAGCTGCTAAGGAGTGGGTTATCGACAACAAGGTTGGTGTAGACCTCGTTATTGAAACTCGTATGAAGGAGAAGAACTCTCTTTATGCTAAGGTAAACTATGTACCTTCTAAGGGTACTCAGCCATGCAAGTTGCTTGTATTTGGTTACAAAGTGATGGATTAATCTCAGATTTTGTAGACTCTTAATATTAAGCCGGTTAGAAAGTAATTTTCTAATCGGCTTTTTATTTTATAACACTATAGTACAACATTGAAAAATGAATAAAATAAGTGAAAAGAAAATTAATGAAATTATAGAGGATTTAAACAATTATAAAACCTTAGATAATGAAAAACACAAAGCAGGATATTATTATCAAATGTATCAGAATGTAGTTAGTTCCGATCATTCAGATGAATTGAAAGCACAATTTATTGAAGCATATAATAACTGTAAGAAAAGAAAAGTTAAGAAAAGTGTAGATACCGATGATAGAGCTAATGTTTTTACCGAAAGAGATGAAAACGGCTTAATTCAATATTATACATTTGAAATTTTTAGAAAGGATGCTCCAACATTATCTGGAAAGTTAGATAGAAAAGAAATGGAAACTATTTATAGACTATATTCTATTTATGGTTCTAATTTAACTCAAAAGATAGTTTCTAGAAATTTTCCAGAATATACTTTTGTAGAATTTAAAAGAATTCTTAGAGCATTTAACATTTATAAAGCTAATTCAGAATTTGCTCCACATATTATTGAAGAAAAATCTGAAGAAGAATTAGTAGCTCTTCATAATCAAAATAAAGAAAATAATGTTCTTAGAAGACTTGAGAAAGATCAACTTTCTGAAGCTAATAAACTTATTAATAAATTAGCACAAGAGAATCAAAAACTTTCTAAAAATAGTTCTTTGTTAGAACAATTATTAGAGTATGATCCCAACTTTACAAATGAAAAGCCTATAATTGAAAATCAGGGTACATTACCTGAAACCTTAATTATTTGGTTATCAGATCTACATATCGGAGCTTATAATGAAAAGTTTGGTTTCTATCAATTACCTAATTATGATAAAGAAGAAATTAAAAGAAGATTAGATAAGATTATTTCCACATTTGCTGGAAAATCTTATAATAATGTTTTAATTGCTGATTTAGGAGATTCTATTGATCAATATAATAAAGAGACTACTAGAGGAGGTCATTTACTTCCTAATAATATGACTGATAAAGAAATGAGTCATCTTTATTTAGATTGTATGGAATATTTCTTTTATAATATTAAGAATTTAGTAAAAGCTGATTCTTATTTATATTTTAGTATTGGAGAAAGTAATCATAGTGGTAATTTTGGTTGGGCATTAAATTTAGCTTTATCTTATAGATTACAACAAACTGGATGGAAAACTTATGTAAGTGATTATCCTATCGATGAATTATCTGTAGACAAAATTAAATTTATTTGTACTCATGGTAAGGATAATCAAAATCAATCTAAACAATTTCCATTAACTTTAAATCCTCAAACTGAATTATATTTTGCTAACTATATTGCTGAAAAGAAATTAAATTCAGATAGAACTAATAAGATTTATGTAATTAAAGGTGATTTACATCAGTTTGCTTATACTTCTGGCAAACAATTTGATTATGTTTCAGTAGGTAGTATGTATGCAACTTCTAATTATATTGCAGCAAACTGGGGTAACACTCCTTGGAGCATTAATTATTCATATGTTGTAGGAAATAATGTAATGTTTGGTAAAATAGAAGATTAAATTATGTTAACACGATCTGATATATTAAGTAAAGCGGCTGACGATTGTATGAAGGAATTATATTCATATGCTCAACCTCATGTAGAATGGGAAGATTTTGTAGGTCAGAATAAAGTGTATTCTAATAAATATTTATTATGGGAAAAAACTAAGGATCTTGATCCAAACTACATTGGAAAGTCTTTAGTAGAATGTATTGGACCTAGACCTTATGAATTTTATTATCTTCCAAAAGATATATTAAAGGATATTGTTGATAACTATGTTTATGCCTATAAAATAGATAATCAACAAGAATTATTAGACACAATAGAAACTCTTAAAAATTATTGTAAAGAACCTATTGTTGATAAATATATTGACGATTGGACAGACGAAACTGGATTTCATCATCCTGGATATAGGAGTTATGATCATCCTGATAATTTAGAAAAACAACTTATTGATTTAATTCCAGATTCTGGATTTGATAAATCAGCTATTGCAGAGTCTGTTCAAAGTAAATTCTTTGAATTTCTTGATATGGCAGGAAATTTCTTTAATTGGAATAGAGATTTAAATTCATTTAATATGTCTGTATATATGGGACCAAGTCCTTATTCTAATAAAGATATAGTTATAAAGAATTGGAAGGAATATAGGGGAGAAGATATTGAAATTAATGAAGAAGAAATTAAAAAAGAATATTATGGAGACGAGGAATTGGATTAAAGAGTCTTTTGAATTTATTAGAAAGGCTATGAATAAAGGAGAAAAAATAGAATCGTTTAATAATGATAATAATTACATTTGTTTTGAAATTGGAGATTCTATAGAAATTTGGTTTGGATTTGGGGGTGAATATTTCTCTTTAAGAACTTTGAAAGGTTATCTGAAAATTCCTTTCAATTATAGTGAAAGAGATAAACTAGAAATTCAAGCTTTTCATTTAACTGTAAAAGAATATAATGAAGATATAGCTATTTCTGAATTTGAAAGCTATTTCAATACAGATGATGAACCTAAGACAGTTAATGACTTAGATGACGATGACGAGTAATTATGGAAAATATTACTATATCTAAATGTTTTGAAGTTATTGAAAAATCTATACAAAATAGATATTGTGTAGATAGTTATAGTTTTTCTATAGATAGATATATGTTTTCTATAAAAAGAGGAGATGAACGTATAGAAATAAGAATAGATCCTGATTCTATTTTTATTTCATACGCAAATTATCGAAATGATAATGCTAATATAGAAAAATATTGGAGAGAAGTAAATTATAATATTACTTCAGAGGAGAGAAGACATATTGAACGTCTTTATTTAGAAGTAGATGAATTAAAAGAGGAACTAGCTACAGAACGTTTTTTAAATTTTGTATAATGGAAATTACTTTAAATGAATTATTAGCTGGTAGAGCTACCAGAATTAAAAGTAAAGAATTTCTTCCAACTAGGGCTTATGTAGAGCCCTTTTTGGAAAGAGTTCAAAAGATAACTCAAGAAATTAGAGTTCAAGTACAACTTCCAAGTCAAATTACTTATACTGCTGAAGGTGATATAAATACTGAAGATATAACTTATAATAGAGTTCTTATTGAAGCTATTCTTCCAGATGAATATAAGTTTAATGATGATGTTCATCGTTCTGTATTTGGTATGGTTTATGGATTAGATGTTCGTAAACCTGTAGCTAAATTCTTTAAAGGACAAGAAAGAAGAGCTTGTACTAATTTATGTGTATTTTCTCCTGAACTTTTATCTTGTCAAGATGTAGAGTCCGAAACTCCTATTGATTTTAAGCCGTTAGATAGAATTATTGAGAAAACTGATGATACTTCTGTTTGGTTAAAGAAATTAGTAGAAACAGATTTTGATTGTACTGAGCAAAATGTAAATGAATCTTTAGGCAGATGGATTAGAAATTGTATTAATTACAGTTTTAATAATCAATATCAACCAGTAAAAATTGCTTGTTCTACTCCTATTGATGCTTATAAATCTTTATTTGAAAAAGAGGACGATGATTATTATGTAGGATTTGGAGGAGATACTAGTATGTATCAAGTATATAATGCTTTTACTCAAGTAATTACTGACGGTATGAAAAAAGATCCATTTAATATTTTTGAAAAGACCTTACTTGTTAAAGACATTCTTGATATATGAAAGAAAGGCAAAAGTATAATAAATTAATATTAGAAACCCTTTCTAAATTAGTTGAAAAACATCCAGATTTAAGATTTGGACAAATTCTTGTTGATTGTGATATAATCAGATATGAACCTTCAGTTTTATGTGATGGACAACGAGAAGACATACTAGTTATTGATCCATTTAATGAAGAGTCTGAAATAACATGGAAAAGAATGTTATTAAGTAAGTTTGCTTTTTATGAACAATATAATTAATTATGGATAAATTTATAAAAAATCCTGTACTAGGAGCTATTTGTGGAGATATGATTGAAGTTCCTTATGAATTTCTTAGAAAAGGAGTTCATATTGAAAAAGATTTTCCATTATGGTCTGATGATTCACGTTTTTCTGATGATTCTGTAATGACTTTAGCTGTATCTAAATGGTTACTAGAAGAACCTTTTAATACTAATGATCTTATCAATATTATGCAAGATTTAGGTAATAAATATCCTAATGCTGGATATGGAGGTAACTTTCGTCAATGGTTAAAAACAGAAAATCCTAAACCTTATAATAGTTGGGGAAATGGTTCAGCTATGAGAGTAAGTCCTGTGGGATGTTGTTTTGAAAGTTTAGAAACTACAAAACTTGTTGCTGGAATGTCAGCTTCTGTAAGTCATAATCATCCAGAAGGTATAAAAGGTGCTCAAGTTATTGCTAATTTAATATTTAGAATTCTACAATATAATGATTGGGAGAATTATGATACACCTTATATGGAAGGTTTTGTATTAATTCCTACTATTGATTATAAGTATAAAGTTGATAGGACTCCTCAAGAAATTAGAAATTCTGGATATAAGTTTGAAGTAAGTTGTCAAAAATCAGTTCCAGAAGCAATAAGTTGTTTTCTTTACAGTCATTCATATGAAGAAACTATAAGAGAAGCTATATTATTAAGAGGAGATACAGATACTCAAGCTTGTATAGCAGGTAGTTTAGCTGCAGCATATTGGGGAATTCCAAAAGATTTGGCTGATGAAACATTAGATAGATTACCTAGTGATCTATTGAATATTTTAGAGGACTTTAGTAAAATGTATAATTTAGACCTCTAAATATGATTTTGATTAAAGGGTTATTAAGAATATATTAATATTCTTATAACCTTTTAATTTAAATTTTTATGAAAGAAAAAATGTTAATTATTAAACGTTCAGGTAAAAAAGAACAATTTAATCCTAACAAGATTAAAAATGCAATTAAAGCTGCTTTTAATTCTGTAGGATATACTGTAGATGATGATGTATATAATGAATTAGTTAATTCCGTTAAAGTATGGAATGAAATGACTATTGAAGATATTCAAGACCAAGTAATTGAAACATTACGAAACTTTGATTATTCCGAAATAGCAGATTGTTATCAAACTTACAGATTAGAACATAAACAAGCAAGATTTATCCGTGAAAGATTAGATTACATGGATAATTATGCTAATTCTGGAGATAATGCGTCTACTTCTTCAGAAACAGATTCTAATGCTAATGTTACTATGAAAAATGTAGCCAATTTAGAAGGTGAAGTTTATAAAGTAACAAACAGACGTATTCAAAGACAAAGAATGAAAGATAAACTCAATGAATTATTCCCTGAGGAAGACGATTTGGGTAAACAATATATAAAGGATTTGGAGAATTGGGTTATTTATACTCATGACGAAGCTTCTTCTCCAGTTCTTAAGCCTTATTGTATGGCTGCAACTTTATTCCCATTAATGGCTGAAGGAGTAGGAGTAATAGATGGAGTAACTCCAACACCTCCTAACGATATTCAATCATTTAGTGGACAAGTAACAAATCTTGTATTTTTACTATCAGCCTCAGCAAAAGGTGCTATAGCTTTAGGTGATTACTTTATTGCTTTAAATTATTATGTAATAGCAGAATATGGTCCAAATTGGTATAATAAATTAGATGTAAATACAACATCTGATCATTGTTTAAGACCGATGACTATTAGAAGAGCTATTCGTAAAGGTATGAAACAATTTATTTATGGAGTTAATCAGCCTGCTGGTAACAGAAGTTATAATTCTCCATTTAGTAATTGTTCGTATTATGATAAAACATATTTTGAATCTATCTTTGATGAATTCTATTATCCAGATGGAACTAAACCAGAATGGAAAGCAATAGATACACTTCAAAGAATATTCATGGAATTACATAGAGAGCTTAGACTTATTAAGCCTTTAACATTCCCTGTTACCACATTTGCTATGGTACATGATGGTAATGATGTAATTGATAAGGAATATAAAGATTTATGTGCCGAGGAATGGGCTAAAGGTGGAAGTTTCTTCTGTTATCTTTCTAATAATCCATCAGCATTAGCTAGCTGTTGTAGAGTACTTAATGAAATGTCTGAAAATACATTTAGTAGTACTACTGGAATGACTGGAATTATGACAGGTTCTTGTAATGTAATTACTCTTAATATTAATAGAATCACTCAAGACTATTTTAAAACTGTAGATACAAATTACTTTGGAACTTCTGGTATTCTATACAAAGATATTACAGAAGAGGATATGGAAGGCTTTAGAAATTATCTTTGCAGTATTCTTGAGAGAGTTTACAAATATCACATAGCATATAAAACAATGCTTTATGATTTAGAAGAAAAAGGTATGTTCAGTCCGTCTAATGGAGGATATATTTATATGAAAAAATTATATTCTACTATTGGACTTATCGGTTATACTGAAGCTGCTCAATTCTTAGGAATGTCTGTTTCTAATAATGAGGAATATATTAAATTTCTACGATTAGTATTTGGAACTGTTAAAGAACAAAATAAATTACATTCTATTAGAGACAAGAAAAGACCTATTTTATTTAATAGTGAAGCAATTCCTGGAGAAGGATTAGGAGTAAAACTTTATGAACATGATAAGAAGGATGGATATTGGGTACCTAAAGATCAGAACTTATATAACTGTTATTTTTATAATCCTTGGGACAATACCTCTATTCTTGATAAATTTATTTTACATGGTAAACAAGTAGCTCCATATTGTGATGGAGGACAAGCACTTCACGCTAACTTGGATGCACATCTTTCGAAAGAACAATATCTTAAATTAATTGATTTTGCTATAGAAGAAGGTACTAATTACTTTACTTTTAATATTCCTATAAGTGAATGTAAAAAGTGTGGTCATGTAGTAAATGCTCCTATTGAGAAATGTCCTAAGTGTGGTAGTGAAAATATCGATTATTGGACTAGAATTATTGGATACCTTCGTCCTGTAAGTGCTTTTAGTAATCCTCGTAAAATAGAACAAAAGAAAAGAGTTTACGGTGTTAATAACAATGAGGAAGGAGGAGTTTGGTTTGGATGAAATATTTAATTAAAGAAGGTTGGTAGTTAAATCCAAATGAAAAAATTGTTAAAGGTATTACTAAAGCAGTAGAAAGAAATGAAGGTAAATGTCCTTGTGTTCATGAGGAAAACGATGGAGATCTTACTTGTCCCTGTGAAAGTTATAGATTACGGGATAAATGTTGTTGCCAATTATATATTAAAGAAGTATGAATGAAGAAGATGAATGGGAAAAAGTTACAGACCCAGAATTAATAGAATATTTAGAAAAAACGAAATCTGGAAATAAACTTTATACTAAAAATAATTATTAAAAATGAAATACCTTAATACAATGATAACATTTAGTGAATTTCCAGATGAAATTGCTTTATGTATAAATATAACTAATTGTCCTTTCCATTGTCCTGGATGTCATAGTCCAGAACTTTGGGAAGATATTGGTACAGAATTAACGAAAGAAGAACTTTCTAATCTTATAGAACATAGTAGAGGAATTACATGTGTTGGATTTATGGGAGGTAATGTAGAAGAAGTAAATAAGTTAGCAAATTTCATTAGACTACATACTAACTTAAAAGTTGGTTGGTATACAGGACTTCCGGATTTACCTAAAGAATTAGAAATTTGGAATTATGATTATATTAAAATAGGACCTTATATAAAAGAAAAAGGTTCTTTAGATAATCCAAATACTAATCAAAGAATGTTTAAAATTGAACAAAAATATGTAGGTAATAGTCAATATGATGTTAAAGCCATTGATATAACTTATAAATTTTGGAAACATGGAAACAACAAATAAAAATATTAACATTGGATGTGCTTCTCCAC